TAAGAAAGTATACAAACACTTTGATGCCGAATATAAATCTCAAGCACAAGAGTGGTGGTTTCCATCCGGCGCACAAGTAAAGTTCTCAGCAATTGCTTCAGATGATGATTTAGGTGGTTGGCAGGGTAAATAATTTGCCCCTACGAGTAGCGATACTTGATAGAAAACTATGTGAACTCAGGGGAAATCTAGAACAGATAATCCTGATCTAAGCTCCGTTTCACGGAGAAAGAGCAACGACTATCCCGTAAGGGAGTAGGGCCAAGTGGCCCGAAGCGCATAGCCCTCTTAGGAGGTGATGATATAGTCTGGTCTGTGTAGGGATATACAGCAGCGCAAGCGGAAATGATGTAACGTATCATTTTGAACAATTCGAGCCAATTAACTAGGGTACTCATCGACGAGGCCGGCACAGGCTGGACAGAGCATCAAGTATTATTCCTACTGTCTCGTATGCGTACAGCAGGATCGACAATCCACCCCCAACTTATCATGACAGCTAACCCAGATTCAGGCTCTTTCCTGAAGAAATGGGTAGATTTCTGCTTAGATGAGAGTGGCGTACCTAAGCTCGGTACAGAGAACATTATCCGCTGGTTTGTAGTATTAGAATCAGTGGTACATTGGGCCGATTCTCCAGAAGAGTTATTTGAGTTGCATGGTAAGCCAAGAGGCATGGTTTATGCAAGAGGTATGAGTGACGATGAAATTAAAAAACATCATCCAAGTAGGCTATTTATGCCTAAGTCTTTTAGGTTCATACCTACAAATGTATTTGATAACCCTTACCTACTACCTCCGAGAAATAACTCTTATCTAGCTAACCTTCTAGCACAGCCAAGAGTGAACCAATTAAAATATTTACACGGTTGACATTAGCCGCGCAGCATAGTAATATGCTGATGAGAAGTATGTGAATTCGGTGAAACTCCTACTATTAAGTTAAGGACAATACCGAGCCAAGATTAAAAGTAACCTGAATAAAGTAAGGAGTAATAATGAAAAATTTAGATTTTAAAGGATTTCCAGCATATTCTGTGACAAAAGATGGAAGAGTGTTTAGTTCAAAATGTAACAGATTTTTAAAGGGCTGGTTGAATGATAACGGGTACTTGTGTGTAGGATTATATAACGGCTACGAGCCTAAAATGTATAATTTTTTTGTACACAGACTTATTGCAGATGCGTTCGTATCAAATCCAGACAACAAAGAACAAGTCAATCATATTGATGGGAATAAGACGAATAATAGTGTGGACAATCTTGAATGGGCAACTGCCTCTGAAAATTCTACACATGCATCTTTGCTAGGGCTTAGCACTGGGAAATTTAAGAATGAATTAACACCTGAACTTTCTGACGAGGATGTTATTCATGATTGGAAAAAATCTGGTAAGCCTTACTCACAATGGAGTGAGGATGAGGCTAGAAACGCTGCAACTCTATTAGAAGATGGTTTTAGAGTTTGTGATGTATTATGCCGCCGAGGGCTTCAGTTTATGCGGGACGGTGAAAGAATGTGGGGGTATCTATCTAAAGAATATGACTTCTCTATTCTCTCACGAAAAGAACAATTAAGTGTCGAAAAAGTAGTAGACATTTGTAAGTTACTTGAATCAGGGACTTCAATTAATTCAGTAGCTACACAACTACAAGTAGAAAGAAAAGTTGTATCTTCCATTAAAAATGGAAAAACACATACTTGTATAAGCAAGGATTTTACTTTTAATAAGGTGTAACGACTATCCCGAAAGGGAGTACACTCAAGCGAGTGGAAGCGCATACCATCCTAATGGGGTGATGATATAGTCTGGTCTATATAGTAATATATAGCAGCTTGAATAAAGCGGGGGTAGGTTAGCGACCTACTCTGAACATAAACGAGTTGGACTGCTAAAGCAGAAGGTGAAGGCTACTTCAAGCGTGAGTGGGTAAAAATTGTACCTCAACCGCCTAGTGAAGTTGTAAAAAGAGTTAGAGCTTGGGATTTAGCGTCTTCTGAAGTATCTGAAGCTAATCGTGACCCTGACTGGACTGCTGGCGTTAAGATGTCTAGAGACAAGTTTGGTAATTATTATATTGAAGACGTGTACAGATTCAGAAAAACTACCAACGGTGTTTTAGAAGATATTGCTAAGACAGCCAGAATAGACGGCACAGATGAAGTTGAAGTAGTTGTCCCACGAGATGTCGGAGCAGGTGGAGCCGCTGCCAACGTATACTATGTTAGGACGCTTTCAGAGCAAGGCATTACAGTAAGAAGCAGTAAGATGTCTGGGCACTCAGGAAAGCTCAACAGGTTCTTGCCATTTGCGTCTATTGCAGAAGCTGGATGTGTATATCTAGTCAAGGGGGACTGGAATGAGCCATTCTTAACTGAGCTAGAAAACTTCATACCAAATAATAGAAATCAGAAAGACGATTAACACACTGGTCGTCTATAAACCCATCGAATTCGGTGAAAACCTACTAAGAATTTAGTAGACAATACCGAGCCAAGCTGCAATAATTGCAGAAGGTGTAACGACTAGGCGTAAGCCGTAGCTACAAGAGTAGCGAAGTGGTGGGGTACAGTTTTAGCTGTACAAGAGATAGTCTGGCCTGCATGGCAACATGCAGCATTAGTTAAATATAAAGGAATCTTTATGGAAAAATTTGTAAGTAATTCTGGCCTAGAGTTTATTATACTAGACAGAAAAGGTAAGTCATGTGTGGTACAGTTCATTGGTACAGGTTATACACGACAGGCAAATATTGACAACGTTAAATGCGGAAAAGTCAGAGATTTGTATGCCATATCTGTATACGGTGTTGGGTACTACGGAGAGTTTGAAAAAATTCATTATTGGAAGCAAGCAAAACAATTGTGGCAAAATATGCTTAAAAGATGCTACCTAGAAAAAGACCAGCGAGGTTATTTTAAATGGGGCACTATTGTAGATAAACGCTGGCATTGTTTTTCTAACTTCTTATATGATTTACCGAAACTTGAAAATTTTGAGTTATGGTTAGCTGGTCAAAACTCTAAGAACAACAAGTACAACTTAGACAAAGACAGTAAATACCCTGCCAATAACACTTATGGCAAAGAGGTGTGTTCTTTCATACCAGAGTCTATCAATAAAAGTATGGGCGCAAGAACTACTTCTGAAGGGTTTTACAGAAACCTTAATAAATAACTAATGGGCTAGCCTGTCGAGGCTAGCTTAACACTCTGCAAGTTGATGCTGTGTCAGATGCTTTTAATATAATCGCAAAATCAATACAAATCCCAACATTTACTATCCCTAATTATACACAACAGTCAATTGTGTCTAAAATTAACTCTTGACAAAACATAATTAAGTTATATTATGTTCAAATAAAAGGATTATAACTAATGGCAACAGATTCAGCTTTACAGCCAGATTCTGACGCTATTGTACCACGACTTAAGTTAGCTGAAACAGGTATTACTGGATTACGTCATAGTAATAAACAGATTCTTGAAGAAGCTAATAGAGCATTCCAGTATCCACAGTTTATCAAAATTGTTAATGAGATGAAGACTGATGCAACTATTGCAGCCAATCTTCTAGCTTATCGCACATTAATTGGTAGAGTGGAATGGAGCGTAGAGCCGCCTATTGGTGCAACAGATGTTCAAAAATCTCGTGCTGAGTTCATTGAAACATGTATGGAAGATATGGAGCACTCATGGAGTAGCTTCATTACAGAGATTACCAGCTATCTAGAATATGGTTTCTCAATTCAAGAGAAAGTATTCCGTCGCAGGTTAAAAGGTAATGGCTCAAGATTTAATGACGGCCTAGTTGGCTGGAAGAAGCTGGCACCACGTAGTCAAGGAACTATTAGTGCTTGGAATTTCTCAGAAGATGGTCGTGATTTACTAAGCGTAGACCAAGATTTATCTGGTATTACAAATAGCTCAAGATTCTTAATTGCCAATAATGGTAATTCTAAGATTACTATTCCTCGTAATAAGTTCATGCTATTTACTTGTGACAGTACACGAGAAAATCCAGAAGGTAGGAGTCTACTTAAAGGTGCTTACGTAGCTTACAAGAAACTGAATCTGCTACAAGATCAGATGATGATTGGCATTGCTCGTGACCTAGGTGGACTACCCGTTAAATAT